ACGCCAACGCCAACGCCAACGCCAACGCCAACGCCAACGCCAACGCCAACGCCAACGCCAACGCCAACGCCAACGCCAACGCCAACGCCAACGCCAACGCCAACGCCAACGCCAACGCCAACGCCAACGCCAACGCCAATAGAATTATCAGAAGCCGAACAATTACAACGCTTGTTATCTAGCATACTGAACAAGCCAACGCCGCAAACCTTTGACGAAAGTAAAATCGTATCACTGATAAAAAAGCACGCGCCGCAAAACACACCGCGCACTTTAGATGTAACACGCCGCGTAAACGGCACGGTACAAACGAGCAACGTAGGCGTGGTGCATAACGTATTTGAAGAATGCCTAGATTTTTTATCCGTGGGACTGGATTTATTCTTAAGCGGTCGCAGTGGTTCAGGTAAATCTACCACCGCAAGTAAGCTTGCACAGGCGCTTGATACTAAGTTGTATTCAACGGGTTCTATACTAACCAAATTTGAGGTCTTGGGTTCACTCACTGCTAACGGATACGCCCCGTCTTCTATGCGCAAGTGGTTAGACAACAAAGACGGTGGCATATACTTAATTGACGAAATAGACGCAAGCGACCCACGCGCACTGGTAAACATCATGGCAGTGTTTGACGAGGGCGGCGCGATTACATTCCCAGACGGTGAAACCCTAACCCGCACGGCAAACCATCAAATAATTGTGACGGCAAACACTACGGGACAGGGCGCGACATCTGAATACAACGGACGTGTTCGCCTTGATTTGGCTTTCCTAAACCGTTTTGTACAACTAGAGCATGATTTTGATGAAAACATCGAAAGGTCTTTAGCGCCTAAAGTCATCGTAGACCTTGCACATGTATTCAGAACCGCGCTAGAAACCCAAGGCTTCAAAGGTTCGTTTATATCCCCGCGCACTATCAAGCAAGCTGGGCGCGTATGGGCAATAGATGACCTCGACAACGCAACAAAAGCACAACGCGTTGCTAGGCTGTTTAAACAGCGTCTAACAGATACGGAATTTAAAGTAATGGCACGTGAAACAAACTTCAAAACACGCTTAGCATAGGCTAAGCGTTAACACCTACTACTAACAGGATAAATACTTATGAACTATGAAACTACACTAAAACGTAAATTCAGTACTGAAAAACATTCACAAGTAACTAGTTGGTTTTTTCCGACATGTGACTTGTTTATGACATATGAACCATCTAACAATTTCGGACGCTCATTATTTGGGAATAGGGGGCGCGAAGTGCAACAAGCTTACTTTGATATGATACCGATGCCGGACTTCGAGCGCGATACAAAGCATGTGAAGCCTGTAACGGTTAGCAGTGAGCTAACCCAACTGTTAGATGAGGAGAAGGCTTGTATAAGCTATCAGGACGCCGGCATCGTCTGCGATTACACTGCGCACATGTTAGGCGAAGACAATTGCATGATAGCGGTAGACATGGAGATGCACCAACGCCACGTTATTTATATAGCTGTCCCAATTAGTGCGGCGTTACACCTTGAAGCCAATCAATTCTTGATACGCGGCGCGGCGCTAATGCACATCATTGAAGGCTTTCAGAGTCAAGGTGTGGACGTGGGTTTGATTGCTTTTGATGGTACGCAATCGGACGGCATGGTGGATTTTCAAGTGGTGCAAGTAAAAGCGCCCCAAGATGACATCAACAAGACAGCCGTTACACGCTTGTTATCAGATAGGCGCATATGCACCAACATTGCATTATCGCGCGGCATGGACAACCTACAAACGCATGGTGCAAGGGATGTAAACTTAACCGTTGACGTACTAGCGCAAGCGCACCCACACATAGACGCTGAAACCGTAATGATAATATCGTCTAGTGAGTCACATGCGCTTGTAGAGAAACCTCAAGAAATAGCACAAGAGTTGTATGACAGTGCGGCTAGTAGACTAGCTGAACAGATAAAAGCAAAACGGGCGCAATAGCGCCCTAAACACTTCTAAGAGGATTAAATTATTTATGACTGTAACTATACTAAAAAACGATATTCGTCTTGCACAGTATCATTACAAGCGTACTAGCAACGCTCACAAACACATGCGCGGATTACTGGCGTTTTACCGCGCACTGCATTCAGGCAACGGTGCGCGGATTACTGCGCGAATCAATGAGGGCTAAACCATGAAAGTCACTAGACGTAAACCCAAGATTAAAAAGTGGGATTCATTAACCGATGCGCAAGGATATTGCGCATTACCACCGACGCCCACAAAGCGTTTAAACACTACTACACAAGAGGACACAAACATGAATATAATCGCTAAAGAACAAAACAGCACGCCGTATATGTTGGGTATACTTGCGGCGGAACAAGCGTATTTAAGCCATCAAGACACCGACCGACTAGCATCGCATGATACCTGTTTACTGGCGGCGTTAGGTGCGCTTAAGTCGCTACGTGAAGACGGTGAACTAAACGTGTATTACGCGATGGAATTTAACAAAGGTGTAACCGACTATATAGGGTTACGACAAGGTCAAGCAATAGCCGACTAAAAATCACCATAAAGGGCGCTACACGCGCCCTTCTTTCAAGTAAGCATTCAGCAATCTATCGTACTCCTCTTTACCCTCTATCCTATCCGACTTAATCAAGTCAACACTATCCAAACAAACCAAAGTATATACGTTAACTTCGTGCGCTTGACCGCGACGCCATACCCGTGCAATAAGCTGTTTAAACGCATCGTTAGACCATATCGGCGAATAGCAAATTACAGTATGCCCGCCTTGCGCAAGGTTTAACCCGTGGCTTGCACTCTTGGGGTGAAGCACTAAGTTTTGCACCTTGCCGTTGTTCCAATCGTCCACCGCATTGGCATCAGTAATCAAACGATAGTTACCTCTAAGCGCGGAAATAATCTGCGCCTTTTCTTCTTCAAACGAATAGAATATCAATGCCCTATTAGCGCCCTCACGCGCACGTAAGGACGCAAACGCGTTTTTTCGTGCCAAGGTATCGCTTAAAGTAATTACGTCCTCGTCGCAGTACACAAAGCTTGATGTGATTTGTTCAAGTTTACCCGATTGTACTGCCATGTTTTCAGCAACAATATCAAGCTCGTCGATGGTAATAACGCTATGTCGTTTAAACTCGTCGTAGTGCGCTCTAGTTTCGTCATCAAGTTCAAAGGTTTCTACGTGTTCATGTAGCGGCGGCAATGTGTGGGTGTAATCCGGCATAGCGTAAAATATATCCGCGATTTTTGCCATTATGCGCTTTTGCATATTGGGGCGAAGTTCCCAGTTTCTTTGTTCGTAATCAGTCGCCCAAAAATAATCGCTTAAAAAGTTTGCTTTACTACGTCCAAAACGCGCACCACCATCAAGTACCGCGACTTGTGCAAACAAGCGGTCAAAGCCTTCATGCGTAGGTGAAGCGGTCAACCCTGTGCAATGTTTGAAACTATCTGTATACGTGCGCAACTTTTTGACTGATTTAGCGGAATTGTCACCGAATTTGCTCAGTTCATCTATGACCAAACAATCAAAGTTATGCGCACGTTTAAACGCGTTAAAAAACCACACTAGATTTTCGATGTTAATTACCACAATAGGCGCGTTACTGTTAATAGCCGCTAACCTTTGTTTAGGCGTACCACACGCAACCGCGACATCTAACGCGCTCAAGTGACGCCATTTTTTATGCTCTTGCGACCACACTTCACGCGCAGGGCGCAACGGTGCAACTATTAGTACCCGTGATACTTCCCCATCACGCAAAAGCTCACTTACGGCAGTCAGTGCGCAAACCGTTTTACCTGCTCCCATGCCCGCGTATATAAAATTGGTATCATGCTCATAAATACGGTCGATTAGTGCCAGTTGGTCGGTGTCTATTTGTGAGTAGTTAAGCATTTGGTACTTTCTCCATAAGTGAAAAAATAGTTTCCGCGTGATTAGCATCATAAGCAACAAACACATTCGCGCCCTGCTCTAACATTTTTCTAATCTCTATTTGTTGAAGCTTAGACAGTTGGGTACCATCGTTAGGGTTTTTAAACTCTACAAAGACGACCGCACCTTGCTTATTAATAAACAGCGCATCAGGCACGCCGCGCCTATAAGGGCTTGAAAATTTATACGCAAGAACACCCCGCGCCTTGCATCGCGCCTTGAATGCTTTTTCAAGCTGTGATTCAGTTTTGCAAGTCTTACCAAAAAAATCTATTTTACTGTTATTCATCGTGAAACCTTGTAGTTAAAAAAGTGAATAAATGTGTTGCATAGATAGTATATGCGTACTATTATGATTCCGCAAACTTAATTACACCAACTAAAAGGTATATAAACATGAAAAATGAATTTGTACGCAATGAGCAAACGATAAGCGACAACATCACCGAGGAGCGCTTAGCCGAATCTAAGCTAAAAGAAAACGAAGCAGAAATCGAAGCGCAAATGATGACGTTTGTAGAAGCGTTTCAAGCGACGCTAGACAAAAACGGTTTAAAAAGTCGCTTTTCAATTGTCATAGAAGTTGGCGATGAAAAGACAGGCTTAAGCAACTCCATTATAAGCACTGATACTAACCCGCTAGGGTTTGGGGTATTAGACATTGCGATGGACGTATTCAAAGATATACAGACATCAGTGCGTAAAAACGATGACGTTGACTATATGATTAAGCACATACCGAAAACTAAACAAATGCTACAACTAGTTTCAGATATGCGGATAACTGCTGATTTTATCAGCGAACTAACTAAAGTTTCTAAATTGGCACATAAGGAGTAAATAAGCTATGAAATTTAAGCCATTCAACCCATCAGGCGGTAAAAGTGACTTACGACAAATGTATGTCACCGCTGATGACCACGATTGGATTAAGCGACAAGCAAGCGAGAACTCAAGCCGTATGGTTTGGGTTCTTTCTGAGCTAATCCAACACGCAAAAACTAGTGACGCGGTGTTTAAACGCTTGCGTAGCATCATCATCGAGCTAGACGACCTAGTTCCCGAAGGTACAGAGTACCCGCAAGCACTGGCGACCGTACTAGACGAATTAGCCGCAGAAATGGAAAAGGAGAACGCTAGTGCCGACTAAACACTACACCTATGGCGGTTCAACCGCAGGGCGAACTATGAACTGCCCTGCATGGCGATTACTATCCAAACGCGTACCTAGACCTACTGAGGGTGCTGAGGTTAGTAATATTTTTGCTGATGACGGTACGTTAAAACACAACTGCATGGAGCGCTTAATGACCGAGGACATCGAGTACAGTGATTTGTTAGGCGACACGTACAAAGACCAAGTAGTCACGCAAGAAATGATTGACGATGTGCTAGTGCCTACGTGGGAAGCGTACGAAAAATTCGCAGATGAACACAACTTCATCACTGACTTAGCCGAGTATGAAGTATTTATCGACGAGGAGATAGGCGGTACTGCTGACATACTCGCTTTTAACGATGACACTGTATTCATAGGCGATTTTAAATTTGGTTTTAACTTAGTTCATCCCGAGGAAAACCCGCAGGGCTTATTTTATGCTATGTGCGGGCGTGAAATGGATTCACTAAAAGAAGTGTTTAAAGGGCGTGAAAACGTGTGCATATTTATCGCACAACCGCAATACGCCGAACAAGGGGATGAAATAATACAAGTATGGTTCACCACCACAGAGCGTTTAAACGATTTCATGGATGATTACTTAACCGCTATCGAAAATGAGAACGTAGAGTTGCCTATTGCGGGGGAGCATTGCAAGTATTGCCCCGCAATGGTGGTATGCCCTATCAAGACAGGCGCGGCTAGACAAGCCCTTATGCTTGACCCTAAGAGCGAAGATGCCGCAACGTTATCAAAAGCGTTAGGCATGGCTAATGAAGTCATCGAATGGGCAAAAGCAGTTCAAGTGTTTGCGCATGAACAAGCAAGCCAAGGTTTGAAGCTAGAAGGTTATAAGCTAGTGGATAAACGCGCTACTAGAAAGTGGTCGGATGAAAAAGCAGTACTAGATATGGTACGCAAAGCAAGGAAAATTAAGCTCGAAGAAGCAACCGACATCAAGCTGAAATCAGCGCCACAATTAGAGAAGTTATTTAAGAAAAAAGACCTTGACTTCTCTAAATATGACGCCTATATTGAAGCAGTTAGCTCTGGTACTACATTAGTCAAAGCTGACGACAAGCGACCCGAAGCGTTATGCTTACAAGCACTAATAGCAACGGTTAATAGTAATAGTTAATAAACTTAGAAATAGAGAGATACTAGAAATGACTCAAAATCTACCCGCAAACATGAACGACCTAATCGGCGCACTTGACCAAGCCAGTACCGCTATATCACTTGCCATTGGTGGCGATTCTTTATTTATAAAGATGACCAAGCAAGGCGAATGGGTGTACGGCGCAGAAGATACCGAAGTTGACGACAAAAGCGAATGGGCAGTTAACACCGCGTCGTTTTTCAACGGTTTTCAATCTTGGGACTCTGACGGTGAACTGTTAGGGGAAGAAAAAGTACTGATGACCGAACCCCCAATAATCAAGTCACAGCTTGAAGAAGTGGGCGCACCGTGGAAACCGATGCTAGGATGTCAATTACTGTGCATCGCAGGTAAGGACAAGGGAACTAGCGCGATATTTGGCACGACTTCAAAGGGTGGTATCGAAGCGATTACCAAACTCATTAAAAACGTGGTATCAAACGCTAAAAACCCGAACAACGGCGGCAAGTACACCGCGATTGTGGCGTTAGAAAATTCTTGGTACAAGCACAAGCAGTACGGCAAGATTTTTAAACCTCAATTTACGGTGATAGAATTTGCATCGGATGATGACGCAGACTTGTTAGCCGTGAAAAACGCAACGCAACAAGCACCGGATGCAGAAACGCAAGCCGAACCAACGCAACGCCAAGGACGTACAGGGCGTAACGCTGAGGTTGCCGAAGAAGTTGTCGAGCAAACAGAAGCCGTGGAAGATGTGGCAGATGCAACAACAACAAGACGACGTAGACGTCGCTCATAGTAAAACTCAAGGCTACCTCGGTAGCCTTTTTTAATCTGAAAACATTCAACACGTTTAAACGAGGTATAGAAATTATGAACAACCAAATAGACGAACTTAAAAACAAACTTCAACAACATAGAAATTCACTAGCTGAGGTCGAGATGGCTATTGCTGATTTAGAGCAAAAGCAAGCCAAGCCACTTAAAGGGCTTATTAAAGACCCTGAGCATGGAGGAGACTGTTTTGCGGTGTTAGTAAATGGGATGATATGGACAACTACATTTAAAAAAGGTTACAAATTAAAAGAATTAAAACAAGGGCGAACGTTCTACGACATCGAAAGCGCCGAGCGTTTTTCTAAACATGAACAACTGCAATACGAGCTGTCATGTGCTACTGAGAGCGGTACATGTCTGCATTTTTTGTCTTGGAGTAGAGAAACCGAAGAATTAAGTATACGTTACTACTCCTACCTTTACGTCAGATTTGGCTTTAAAAGTCGCGCCGATGCCGAGAAATTCACATCAAATTACACTACAGACCAGATAAAGTTAATGCTAGGGGTGGGGCTATGAACAACACCGAACTTTTAATAATTTTAAGCATCATCGTGGCGTTTGTTGTGATGGTGATGATGTTACTGAGAGAGGATGAGGGCGAATGAATGAATATAACCAAGAACTAGAAACGCTTTATAACGGCTCAAAGCTAGATGCAAAAACCTTTGCTGATTTTAAAGAAAGACTAACATTTCATAGCGAAGGTAAAGGCGTTTACTGGCATTACACATCTGACGCTCTTTTTGTTGTACAGAGCAGATCTTTAATTAACGGTTTGATGCCTGATTATTCAGATAACAAGTGCATACATGACCATGAAAATTGTGAAACCTACTACAGCATGGATTCTTTTGTAGAGATGCTTGGAAGTGATGGCGAATATTTAGAGCATTACGAGCTAAATGACTTCGATACTCCATTTCTAGAAATGACCGAAAGTGACCAGTGGGATTGTTTGGATACAGTCGGGAAATTAACAATTAGCGGATGGGAAGAGCGATGGGAGTATGTCAACGCCCACTTTACCAAAGAAGCTGCACAAAGATTTATTGACCGCAAAAAGCATGACTACCGCAGTGGTATGCGTATTTACGTACATTCTCAATATTACGCTTGGGAATTTAACGCTATTAAAAACGCGATAATGAATGGCGATTTAGTGTTTAAGGAAAAAGCGAATGACTAACCCCGAAATTAACAAGCGTATAGCGGAGTTGTTGGGCGTAAATATTTGGGCCGAATCGCAAGATTGGATAACTGTAGTCAATGCAACCAAAGATTGGTTTATAAAGTTTAACCCTTGCGAAGATTGGAATCAGCTAATGCCGTTGACTGTTGAGCGCGGCATTAGCTTAGAAAGGTGCAATGATGGATGGTTCTCTTACAGCGATCGGCACAGTGTTTGTAGATCGAATGAAAACCCACAATTCGCACTTTGCATGTGTTTAATTAAAGTGCTTGAAGCTGAAAGTATGGAGCTAGACAAATGAGCCACAGTTACAGACCAACAGCAGAATTTAAATATTTCTTTTACGATGAGAACGGCTCAGGCTTTACATACTACAAAACCACACAAGAGCGTGATGAAGCGGCTAACGATGCTATTCAACTATACCTCGATGATGGTTGGAGTGAGGAAGTTGAAAGCGTAGTCGTAGGTGAAGTTACAGGCCAAGCCACCCAAGTCGATATTGTGCAAAGACCTAATGACTCAGAGCTAGACGAGGATAGTTGTGACGAAGAAGGGCAATACTGGGATAGCGATCATGAATTTATGTGCAATTACAAAATCATGGGATTAGGAAAATGACTGAAAACAAAAACATAAAATACAAACTTGAAACGTTAGCTAGCCACAGCTACTTTTTAGTGTTTGTTAAAAAGAAGGTCAAAACCGATGATAATATTTGATTACGAAACACGAAGCGAGGTCGACTTGAAAGCGTGTGGGTTGTACGTCTATGCATCCGACCCGAACACCGACATTTTGTGCCTTGCTATGTATGACCTAGAAGACGACGCGCATTTCGTGTTTGATCCAAAAGAGCGCGACATGCCTGCCGGTTGGGTAAAGCGTTTAAACGATACCGACTTAGTAGGTGCAATGAATGCCGCGTTTGACCGTGAAATACACGCCTACATCGGCGTTGAGGAATATGGCTTCCCTGTCATCGCTGATGATAAGTGGTATTGCATAGCCGCGCAGTGTCGTGTAAACGCCCTGCCGTCAAACCTAGACGACGCAACCAAAGCGGCAAAGGTCAAGCATAAGAAGAACCAACGCGGGGCGCAATTGATTAAGCTGATGTGTATCCCGCCGTTCGAGCATACACCCGAGCTGATGAAAGAAATGATGCAATATTGTATTGATGATGCACTAGCTACGGTGGACTTGTTCAAAGCAACGCGCCCTATGACGCAAGTAGAGCATCAAGACTGGCTGATATGCGAAGCAATGAACCAACGCGGCGTTAAAATTGACCGTCAGTTAGCTACGTTTGCAACGCAATACGCAGAAGAAGAACAAGGCGAGATAAGCGAGAAGTTGAACGTGCTAACCGAGGGCGTGATAACCAAACCAACGCAATACCAACGCATCAAGCAGTATATAAGCGACGCCATGGATAAAACCGACGCGAATGACCTAAAATTACGTCAGCTTATGACGGTGTACAAAAAAGGAGAGAAGAAACTAGGGCTTGATAAAGACGTCCGCGAATCAATAATCACAGCGATTGACGCGGGTAATTTAGACTTATTCGAGGACATCGAAGAACTGATACGTTTGCTTCACGATGCTAGTGCTTCAAGTGTGTCGAAGTTTGGTAAAATGCTCACTATGAGCGACCCCGAGGACGACCGCGTTCGTGGGGCGTTTATACATGCAGGCGCGGCGCAAACGCATCGGTTTTCTAGTAAAGGTTTGCAGTTACACAACATGCGCCGCGATTGTTACGACGCTAAAGACGCTGAAAAGCTGATAACCGATATGTCAAAAAATATCGCGTTAACAGATGTTATGCAAACACTGGCTAAGTTGTTGCGCCCTGCGCTGGTACCCGCCAAGGGTAAAAAGTACGTTGTTGGCGATTGGTCGGCGATTGAAGCAAGGGCGTTGCCGTGGTTGTCTAATGACCCACATGCCGAACGTAAGTTAGATATGTTTAGACAAGGTATTGACGTGTACGTCGAAGCGGCTAAGAATTTAGGCGGCGACCGTCAAATAGGTAAAGTGTCTGAACTGGCGCTTGGTTACGGCGGTGCGGTGGGGGCGTTTGCGTCAATGGCTAAAAATTACGGTGTGGTGTTGCCTGAGTACCAAGTAAAAAAGATTGTGAAGAAATGGCGAGCCGCGAACCCTTGGGCAGAACGTTTTTGGTACGCCTTGGAAGCCGCCGCAAAAAAGGCAGTACGCGCACGAGGTGAAAAATCATTCAAAGCAGGGAGAGTCGTTTACACGTACGCACCTAACTTACTAGGCGGTACGCTTATTTGTTTATTGCCTGATGGTACGGGTATCCAATACCCTTTTTGCTCGATTGAACACAGCGACAGAGGTGACAATTTGGTATGCCTAAAAGCAGGTATCAAGCCAAAGGCAGGTGAAACAAGTAAACATCATTGGGGCGTAGTGCGGCTATGGGGTGGTTTACTATCTGAGAACGTCACACAAGCATTCTGTGCGGCGCTACTGCGTGATAAGCTACGTATGTGCCACATGGACGGTGTTCCGGTAGTGGCGCACGTACACGATGAAATAATCGCGGAATGCAACGAAGCTGACGCAATTGATGTGCAATGGGATTTAGAAACTATTATGGAAGACGTACCCACGTACGCAAAGGGTTTGCCGTTAAAAGCCGAGCCTGTGATACTTGGTCGGTACGGAAATCACTAGTAAATAACCCGTTTTAGCAGTATGATTTTAAATCTCAGGCATAAAAAAGCCCCGAGGACGTCGGGGCTTTAAACACTTCAACACAACTAAAAGGTAATCACTATGAGTAAACCAGACTCAAAGGACACTAAAAATACTACATCAAAAGATACCGCTAAGCAACAACCATCGGTTAAAAACCCTATAAAAACACAAGATGTTGTGTCTGACACCGTGGTAAACCTAAAAGACGTCGGCGAAATGGCGTATGATTGGGCGTTGGTCGATAAGTTTTTAACGGCGGTTTTTCACACTTTAGAAGACGGTGAAAATATCATAACGTGGTACCAAAAGAAGAATACCCCGTCATTTCCTAAGTCACTTGATAAAACTAAAAGGGTACTCAAGCAGACTAATCTACCCCGTGCGTTTTATTTTGGTACGTCTACCGTACACTTAGCGGACGACGATAAACTATACAACCGAAAAAGCCAGTTTGACCGTTTGCATGTAGTAGTGCTAGACGACATAGGCACTAAAGTCAAAGCCGAAAACTTACCCGAAGATTTAGTACCAAACTACATCATAGAAACGAGCGAGGGTAATTATCAATACGGTTTTATACTTGCCGACCCTATTGATAACTTAGCACTTGCCGAAGCCTTGGTACACCTTGTTTACACGTCTGGATACTCTGACGGCGGCGGTAAAATGCCGACTAAAGTAGTACGCTTACCTTGCGGCATAAATGGCAAGCAAGGTGAAAAGGGTAAATTCCGTGTACGTCTAGTTAGTTTAAATAACGATTACTGGACGCCAAACGAACTGCTAGACGTAATGGACGTCGGCGTTACGTGGGATGAAGTCGTTGCAAACACCGACGCCGCGAAGCGTGGTCGCTCTGCGATGATGTCAGGGACTAGCCAATGGTCGCCTATTACTTCCGTAGCGGGCAGTTTAAACGGTGTCGTAGACCAAATGTTGGAATGGCTGTACGACAACGATTTAGTAACTAACGACAACGGCGATTGGGTAACTATCCAATGTCCTTGGCATGAAGACCATAGCGACAACGCTAACACTGCCGGATATTCACCCGTAGGGCGTGGTGGCGAGTTTTCCAACATGCGGTCATTCCATTGTTTCCATGATCATTGCAAAGACCGTAAAGGAAATGACTTCTTAGAGTGGGCAATCATTAACGGTGCGCCTAGAGTACCCTTGATAGATAACGTTGCTGACCTAGTTGCTGACTACGCTTATGTAGCATCCGAAGATGCCGCGTTTCGTATAAAGGGCGTCAACAAACCCACAGGGATAAAGGTATCCGCGTTTAAAAACAAATACCCTAAAAAAGTACCTGTATACGACACCGATGGCAAACTAAAAATGGTTAACGAACACGCGCTATGGTTGACCGCGCCAAACAGGTTGACATTGCAAGGTTCAATGATGCACGTGCAAAACCCTGAGAAAGTCATCAGTTACGACGGTCAAAAATACCTGAATTTATATGCACCACCATCGTGGGGTAATGGTACTTACAAGCAAGAACACATAGACCGTTTTAACGGCTTCTTAGAATACCTCATACCGCGCGAGTGTGAACGTGACTACTTCATGCAATGGCTTGCCGCAAAAGCACAATCGCCGACATTCAAAGGCGCGGCAGTGTTAATGGTTGCACCGGAAACAGGCACAGGGCGTACAACGCTTACTGATATGGTGTCAACACTGTTCACACCCGAGAACGTCAAGAAAGTGACGTTTCCGCAGTTGTGCGCCGCCAACGAAGCCAAAGCGTACAATGATTGGCAAGAGTCTTTGATAGTGACTTGCGACGAAATAATGAGCGATACCAGTAGCAAGCATCACGTATACGAAACCATGAAAGAGTTGTTTGACCCAAGACCCAAGACCGTGTTGATAAACAGCAAGTACGGCTCACAACGCCACAGCACCGTTTACACAAGCTATCTGTTGCTTACTAACCATACGGACGCCGTAGGACACTTAGGCGGCGACAGGCGTGTTTATGTTATCGAGAACACGACCAAAGTAGAAAGTTCCGCGTATTTTGTCGAGCTAAATAGATGGCTAGACGAAATAAACGAAAAAGGTGCGCCTGCATGGGCAGAAAGCGTGTGGCGCTACTTGATGACCTTAACGCCAGATATTGCCATGTTAAATGCGCCTGCACCAATGACCGCCGCAAAACTAGTGATGGTCGATGAAACACAAAACGAGTACGACCACATTGCCGCCGTACTGATAGACTTGTTTAAAGGTGTCATCCCGACAAGCGTGATTAATGGACTTGTTACCGACATATTAGAGTATCGCGGGGATATAAACGGCGACATACGTGCAAGCATAGTGCTTGCGATACTTAAGAAAGGTAGTCGCCCCGCGCCTGCACTGCGCAAGGTGAACAGCAAAGCGACAAGGTTGCGCGTAATGCGCTCAGCGTTTAATGAAAATGATGAACTGCTGTTACAGGATTACGCGGATAAGAACCTTGAGAACGTGCGCGAACTAATGAGTAACGAACACGATCTCATTGTTAAGGTAAACGCCTTAGTTGACGCAAGGTTGTGATAGGTGTACTATTTTCTAAATTTTGAAAAATTAGGTACGAGCAAATGAAAAGTAGCGTTTTTGAAGCGCAGAAGCGATACACCGAGAGTAACTTACGTAAAGGCATGGCGCGTATAAACGTGTGGATACCAGAAGAACATGCCCAAACGTTAAAAGACATCGCGCAGAAAATGAGAACGGGGCAGTATGAACAGACGACTCGCCGAAGCTAAAGACTTTTTATGGGATGTAATAGTCCCATTAAGTGTACTCGCGTTCTTCGTGTACTTAATGCATATTATTTCTTGTTAGGTAAACTACCCGCTTTTATACGCCCTATACCCTAAGCCTGCTACTATAGTTACACCAAGTAGTTCTTGGTAGTTAGGCACTAAATCCTTAACTGCGTTGTTCGCTTCAACGGCGGCCATCATGTATTCAGGGGTACCAAGAAGCGTCCCAAGGAACGCGGCAAAAAACGTAGTTACTAAAGGTAAGGTCATAATAACAGTAATGTACTCGTCCTTCCACGTAGCACCTTCGTTGCGTTTGGCAATCATATCTATTTCTTGCTCATTAAACACGACTTGCTTTTCGCCTGACTCTTTC